ACGGAATAAACTTTGAGAGCAGCAGCTACAATAACCTGTGGCATTCTATAAACTCCATCCTGCGACTAAGTATCGGTCTGGAATCTGCGTCATACCTTTTTTGGTCAAGCAAACCACCTTGTCTGACAGCTTTATTCCGCACACCTGACCGATCATCGGCACATCAACAATGCAAGGGTCGCCGTCTTTTATGTCAGAACTGACATCACCCAAAATGCTGCCGATAAAATCCACAAGCTCACCCTCTCGCCCCACTAAAACTTCAGCCTGCGCCTCTGAATCGTATTTGAACTGCGCAGAGTAATCCTCGCCGGTAAGCTCTTTGACGATGAAAGCCGCGAACTGGCAGCAGTCGGCATCGCCATAGCTAAATTCTCGGCGCTTCCACTTGTTCAGTGCGTTGTGAACTCTCATCCGTTACCCGGATTAACGTCAAGCGCACTGTAAAAGGCAGAAGAACCAGTAACGCCAATAATAGCGTCGGAATCTGGATCGCCCCACCGCAACTTCGCGCCCTCTATGTCGGCAAGTAGGCTGAAACCCAAGTCGCCCGAGAAATCGGACTGCAACTGAACGTCTGTATACTTAAGGTTTGAAGCGTTGGTGAATCTCGCAAGCTCAGATTCGGCCGTTAAAGATATGGAGTCTCCGCCAGACGCGGCAACAGAAACAATCATCTGATCCATAGCGCCTTCCCAGATTACTGTGGGGTCAGCAATCAAGTCATCGCTAGAGTCCAGAGCGCCCAGATAAACTGTTACCGGCTGTAGGTAATAGTCTTCAGTCAGTGCGGCGCCGCTAATCGTAGGGTCTAAGCCGCTCAATGTCAGGGTTATCTTATAAGGACTTATGTCAGAACCTTCTTCGATTTGACTTATCTCGCCCAGATCACCAGTGCCTAGCCAGTCCTCACCACCCCAAGTATAGGTGCCGATAGAGTTGTGCAAGTACAAAGTCCCACTAGGAAACTCCAACTTGGCAAACGTAACCAATGCGACATGTTGTGCCGATAAAGCATCAAGAACTGCTGAAGGAAAACCTCTACTCATGTCGCTAGAACATCCTGCGCTGCTTCGAGTGTAAAATTAGAAACTATGCCTAGCTGCGTATCCCAAGATGCTGAGCCTGCCAACATGAACACGCCTTCCACATCACCCGAATATGTGACAATCCTGTTGTTGACAGGTGAAAACCTCAAAGGGGGAGCTATTGATAGCGTCACTTGCCTAGAGGCATCGCTGTTGGCGTCAGCGACAACCATATAAAGTTGGCCGTCAAAACTTATGTAATCACCGGCTCTCAAATAATTGTTAACGCTGGCAGTCGCGCCGTCACAAAGAAGAGTGGTACCCGATTGACTACCACCGTTGACGCGCAAAGTTCCGCCACCAGCGCCCCTTCTGGTGTATGAGTGATCTTTGAGCGTGAATCTATGCTGCTGCCCGTTCAGCTTCACTAGAAACGCCTGCATCTCTGCTCGCTCATCACCTGTTAGGTTGCTGAACTGCAAGGTAGCTCTCCACATCGAACCTTTGCGGGAAGTTGTTTGGATAGCGTTCGTTAGCGGTGATTGGAATACCCGAGTATTGGATACAAGCTCAAACGTGCTACTGGTAGGGGTGATGTCAGGGAAAGAGAATGTAGTCATTTAGAATCTGCCCCGTCTCTTCAGGTCTTGTATCGTCATTATAGTCTGTTGTGATGTCTGGGCCATAGCAGATTTGATCCTTTGATCTACGTCAGCACCAGAGCCTCTAGCGTCCACGTTATTGATGACGGTAACGCCACTAGCCCCGCCCTTGCTATGGTCAATCACCGTTTCATTAGGGTGGATCATAGCCATACGGCCACCCTTACCATCTAAACCGCCAGCCCTAGCGCCATGCCCAGTGAAGCCACCACCCTCGAAACTCTGGGCTTTGATTTGAGCGACGTTAGCCATACCCAGCGCAAATGTAGTGGCACCAAGAATCTGACCTAACGGGGGAGGGAACGCGCCAATAGCTTGGTTGTAACCTTGAAAGGCAGCCATTGTTGCTTCGGCCATGCGAAACGCCTTTTGCGCCGCAAAAACTTTCTTATTATTAGAATCCAGAGCCATAAGGTTGTCTTCAAGATTCCCGATAGCCGTGTCTTTACGCTTCTTTTCTTCAGATGCAGCCTTAGTCCTGCGCCTCTCATCATCAGAGAATCTTTTGTTTTGAGCATCGGTTACAACCTTAAACGCCGCAGCTTCAGCGTCAGCAAGGTCTTCAGCGGCCTTTATGTCTTCTTCGCGCTTCTTTCTGGATTCATTCTTGGCTTCTTCAACCGCTTTAAGAGTTTCAAGCTGACTCAACAACTCTAGTTGATAACGCTCCTCGGCGGTTATAACACCATCTAACTGAGCCTTGTATGCGGCGGCAGCTAGCTCGTTCATGCCGTAAGTGGCAACCTGAAGCTCCAGAGCTTCATTAGATGCGACCAATGATTGATCTACGCCCGACAAAGATGTTTGTACATTCTCTAGTTCAGCTTCCGCCAAGCCTAGCTGTCTTGTATATTTTTTTACAGCCTCACCCGCTTGTTCAAAAGCATTCGCATTTTGATTCACACCGCCGCGAGTCTTGGTGACAGACTTTGATAGTTGATCTTCTTCAGCTTCCGCAAGGTTTTTTCTTGCTTGAGTTATAGCCTCAAGAAGCTCTCTCTCTCGCTCAAGCAACATTTCTTTTGCGATAGCTTTTTGAGCACCACTAAGATCATTGAGAGAAGCTGTGCTTTCCCTTGCATTCTTTTCTAGTTCTTCAAGAAGATCATTGGATTGGGTCAAAGATTTGATAAGAGGCCCGGCTATAGCTGCCCCAACAGCGAGCAAGCCACCTAACATTGCACCTTTAGGGCCAAACAAAGAAGCAACCTGAGAACCCTGCTGACCAAACACAATCATTGCGTCGGTGCCCATCTGAAGCTGAACTGCAACGTCCTGAATCTGATGACCTAACTGCCCCGCTCCACCACGCATCAAACGCATCTGACCACTCAAGTCCTTACCGGCCTTGGTAGTCTGATTCATCTTGGTGTTGATCTGTTGAAGAGGCTTGGAGACTTTATCGTCTACTCTTGCTCTTAATAGAATGTCAGCGGGTGTCGCCATTCACCATCTCCTGCTTGATGCGGTAATAAGTGAACCAGTGGTTAAACTCGTTCACAGTCATGTCCATAATCACCGAGAGAGGTTGACCAAGGCGACTGGCAAGCTCGAACATTAAGAACAAGTCAGTCGGCTCCCCTTGATCGTCAATCAGTTTTTTTCACGTTCCTCTTCGTCATCACCGTCTACACCCAAAGCAAAATTGCCAAGGCGAATAACGATGTCTGGGTCAACGCTCGTCTTGAGCTTAACCTTATCCTCTAACGTAAAAACCGCCTCTCCCTGCTCATCGGTTAATCCGAAGACGCAGGCATACACCAAGTAATCATAGGTATCTCCATCGGATCGTTTCGCTAAACGAGCCTTACCATCAAGAGACATATTCTTGGCGTAAACAGTGGTTTCCCACTCAGGAACATTCATGCTTCTTATTTCGCGGTTACTAAAATGAGCAACCGCTTGGTCTATTAATCCTGCCATTACACAGTGTCCGTACTCAGCGCACCATTACCTTCGACGGTGATAGACATCTCAATCATGCCGTCAAACGTTACATTTCGGCTTACGCCAGTAACAATGCAAGCACCATAATAATAAGTGTCACCTGAAGCCGTTCCTTCTGGGTATAACCGAAGTTCGGCGACTTCTGTGCCAACACCCAAAGCAACCTGACCAGCGGTATCATTTTCATCCCAGTAGCACTCTATCGCTCCATCCCAAGATGTCAGGGTGGCTTTCCGCGTTCTAGCGGTATCGCCCATAGTAGTGTCTTCCACCGTGTCTGCGGATTCGTTGATGTTGAAAGACCTCAACTCACCAACGGGATCGGTAGCACCAACCCGGATAGTTCCGTCTTTTCCAGTATGCGTAGCCATATTTAATCCTCCAAGGATTCGTCAGTTTCTTCCGCTTCTGCGGGGGTTTCATCATCAGCAGCGTCCACCCGAACCCAGCCTTTTGATTCCAAGTAAGCAACTCGATCTTGAGTAACTCTGATAAGCGCTTCGTTATATTTCATGTCAATCATGCTAAACCGCCGTTGTAGGGTCGTTTTCTTTAGTCGCATATACCACTTCAACACGCAGCGTGGCTCTTGCTACAGGTTGATCCCCGTCGCCAGAGAACTCCGAGTCCATAGAAGTGACCTTCGTATCCTTTGCGTACCCACCCCTCGTTAAGTCAGTGTAAAGGGCTACCTCAACCTCTGAACAGATAGTATCCAAGGAGTCATCGTAATTCGTGTTGCCTCGCACATACGCTTCAACATTTACTGAAAGCTGGCGCATGATCGTTCTAGGCAGACCTGTTGTCGTGTACTCAGAACTCTCGTCCATCGTGTATAACGCCAACCCCGGCAAGTTGTCTGCTGCTATCGGATAAACCCGGCTAACAAACACGCGAGAACCAGTCGTAGTCAAACCAGTGAGTGTGGTTTCGATGTTCTCTCTAATCAACTGCCGTACATGCGCCATTAGTTTTTACTCACCATTAGCTCTGTCATCCCAGTACCATCAGCCATAACAATGTTGACTGTATAGGTATTACCTTCGTAAGCGACAGAATCCCCCTCCGCTGCCGTTGATATGTCTGCCGTTCTCATAAGCAACCGGGGACGGCTAACAGCAAACGCAACCGTACCCCCCGCCTCAACGCCTTCATAATCGTTATCAACGATAGCTTTATATGTGACCGCAGAACCGCCTTGGAGCGTGTAAGACACGTCTATTCCAAAGTCGGTCAGCATTAACAACCTGTCATCCGCAGTCTCTACAGCCATTAGTCAGACTTCTTCCGATACCGTCTTCGAGGCTTGTCATCCCCTAGACCAATAGAGCGATCCTCTGTCTTTTCAGGCTCGGCATACGGAACAATCCGCTCAATGCCCAATAATCCTTTTACGTCTGCCTCGTCGAAATCTTTACCAGTCTCGACGATGTCACCAACGTTCCATGTGGAACCTTTGATGACGCAACGCTTCTTCACTTCGTACTTCATACCACCTCCAAGGAAGACCCCCCACCCGAAGGTGAGGGGCTTCGTCAGCTTTATGCGCCGTCGTTACCGAATGCGAAGCTCACTGCGTGACGTACTGCTACGTCTACAGACTGCAATGCAACGACTCGGACTGTGCCGCTGGTGCTGTTGCTGTATGGGTCAACAACGATGTCCAATCCACCGAACATGCCGATGAGTAGGTCACTGAAGTTACCGAAGTACAGGTTTCCAGCAGTAGCTTGGTTAGACACGATGCCTTGATAACCGTTGATGGTGCCGCCCGGCTCAACTACGAATTGAGCAGTGTTGGTGGCCTTCTCGGTGGTCTTCAACGCGCCATACATGCTTGCAGGCAAGATGTAGGACAGGTTGCCCATCAGAGCGTTGTCTTCTGCTACAGCAGTTTCCAGCGTTACTACTTCAGCAAACGTTGGGTTAGCGCCAGCAAAGTTGGTCACTTGGTTAACACCAGTGGTATTCAAGATACCTTCTGGGTTGCCAGCAGAGCCAGAACCTTCCAAGCCAGCCTTGTCAATCGCGGTAGCGATAGATTGAGCCAGATCGTCACGGATCAGAGCTTCAACGTCCAAAGAGCTTTGGATGAGCAACTGACGAGTTACGTCGGTGAATGCACCCAGAGTCTTAGGAGCCATGCTTACGTTACCGATGGTCATTTCTGACTCAGCAGCAGCCGTACCTTCACCGTTAACAAAAGCAGCGGTAGAAGCAGCAGTCTTCTTGGGGATCTTAACGTCTCCAGACAGACCACCCAGCATACGAGCACCGGCTTGCATTACCGCAGAAGAGTTACGCAGAGCGTCGATGAACTCTTCGCCCTTGAAGTCTTCAGCAACCAAGTCGCCGTCAGAGCCAGCAGACATGTCACGCTTCCAGTTACGCAGAACTTCAGCAGGCAACATGATGCCTTGAGCGGTCACACCGTACTGCTGTGCAGCAGATCGTGATGCCTCAAACTCAAAAGCAGCAGCTTCTTGAGCGCGTCGGTCAGTCGGGTTAGCCAAAGCATGAATAGCTCGCATCAAGCTGAACTTCTGAATCTCTTTTGGAGTCAGTCCAACTTCTTGGTCTTCCAGAGCGCGGGTGCTGCCGATTTCTTCTAGCAACCGACCTCGGAATTCTTCGATGCTTACGCCATCAGCGATAGCGCGTTGAGCCATTTCTGACTTGTTGTGGTGGGCACCAAGCTCTACGATGAGAGCGGCGTTCTTTTGAGCGGCTTGACGGGCTTGTGCCTCAACCGCTTGTACATCAACTTCTGACATAGTTTTCTCCATATTGTCAGTTACGATCACTGGTTGTTGCGAAGGCTCGCTAGACCGCCCCACGCCAACTGTCACATCAGCGGGGATTGATACTAAACTTGCTTCGTGGATACGGAACTTCTTGACCACATAAGTGTCCTTGTCCTTCCGCTCCATTTTTTGTACCGAATAACCAATGCTGACATTAGCTTTGATACCATCGGTAACATCATCGAAAGCCTCTCTAGCAAGTGCGCCTTTTCCAAAACGCACAGTCGCCCGGAGTCGCCGGGCCGAGCCATCAAGGCTTACAGATTCAATAACGCCCACCTGCTTCTCAGGATCGTGGTCTAACAACAGTGGGGCGCGTCCAGACTTCAGGAATGACAAGTCAATCGCTTCGTCTGAATGTTCTAATACTTCCATGCCGAATGAGCGCATAACCGGCTCTTCGCTTGAGATAGCCATGCGAACAGTTCGCTTATCGTCGTCTATAGGCGACATCTCCATCGCCATTGCGCGAGTCATATTTGACTCGGCAGCGCGGTCTTCCTCGCTATAAGCGTTCTCTTCGACTACCTCTTCAACCTCTTCAACGACTTCCTCAGTCGCCTCATCAAGCTCTTCCATCTCATCTTTGGCGAACTCAACGATGTAGGAATCATCGGTTTCTTCGACGTTCTTAATGTGTCTTTCTGAATCCATAGTAATTTCTTCAGTTTCATCTGTAAGGTGTTGATTTTCCAAGATTTTGTCCATCGTGTCACTCCATTTCTTGTCACTTTCTGAATCAAAACCTCTGTCATCAGAACTTAGTGGATGGCCTTTGGGTAGTAGGTCAGTGTCATGCTTCCCGCCACGGAACTTGCCGTTACGCAAAACGTATAAAAATGAATTAACGCGAGCGTAAGCCCACTGCTCAGGACTCTTTACCGTCGGTCGAACAGACCCCGGATTAGTCTTATAAGCTCCCACACCACGTCTAAAAACTGCTGATAAAGTTCGTAGATTAGTTCGCTTAGTTTCGACATCCCCAACCTCCTCGTTGTGATCCTCGACCTTCTTCTGCAAGCCTTTCTTCACTGAACCAGAAATTGCTGCTCGATCTTCAGCCTCATCAGCCGCTTCAACCTGCCTCCTGACTCGTCTGGCTACTGCAAATCCGGCACTCCCACCCCATAGCGCCCAAGCGATTCGCCCTGCTGATGGATAACCCTCCTCTCCCGGACGGAACCCTTCAGCCTTCTTATCGACCTCGTGTCGAGAGAAGAACGAATACATGCGCTTCATCGTGTCGATAGATAGCTCTTTGCGGTTAGATATATCCCGCGCCCTAGCAACACCAACCTCTGTCCCGCCCCTGCCGAATTCTTTGCGCCATTCAAGCCCACGCTTGGCTTCTCGAACCATCGCCTCGGTTGGCTTGGTGTTTATGTCTCTGCCCTTATAAGTCGCCATCAGAGTCTCCAGAGATGTCAGCTTCTACCGGCAGGATTTGACCTGCATACGGCTCTAGCGCGTATTGAACGCCAAACTGCTCCATCAGCGCTTTATCACGCTGAATCTGAGCAAGCAGTTCTTCAGTGTCCTTGCCATAGTTGCTGGCAACATCTTGCAGGCTCAGGATGCCGTTCTTTAGACCAAGAACAGCCGCAGTCATCTCTTTCTGTGGGTCAACCCAACTCCAAGCCCTACCACGGAACTCGCTCTTACTAGCGAACCTGTCGTATTCACGCAGAGGGACGATAATCGCGCCCATTCCCATACTAGAAGCAAGCCAAGCCTCATAAACGCGACGGATAAAGCTGTCGATCATGAAAGTCTGAAGGTTTTTATATGCGTCACGCTCCTCTAATGCACCTTGCCGAATGCTTGAGTAGCTGGTTGCCTCCAAATCATTCGATAGGGACGTGTAGGAGGCTCCCTCGAGGCCGCTTGCGATACCCTTCAGGATTGCCTTATGGAAGCTATCAAACTCGCTAGAGGGGTACTGAGGGTCAAATGCGGTGAAGTCCACGCCATTTGGTAACTGGTGGAATGTGCCCGGCTCCGCATCCATGATTGGAACATTGCCATCGAGGTCATCAGCAACAAATCCATCACCAGCGGGAGAGGTGAAGAAGCCCATCTTAGAGGCTCCAACACGAGCATTCACGACAGCAGCTTCCCGCAACGCGCCTAATTGCTTCAATCCAGCCATTGAAGGGGCCATCCAAGGCTCCCCTCTCGTCTGTCCTGCTCGTAACTGCTTGAAAATATGCAACATTTTCTCAGCAGGGATACGAATATGCTTTGGACTCTTCGACATCGAGGTGAAGTCATAGTCACCCGGATGGTAGGAAAGCATGTGGTAAGCGACTGGACGCTTAAACTTGTCAATCTCAACACCCATACGGACTTCATTGCCGTTCTTTAGGTATTCAGAGAACTCTACGTCGATTCGATCAGGCTCAATCAACTGAAGGCTGAATGAGTCCTTGAACTCTGCACTGCGATGCAAGATGACAAACGCTTCGCCGTCACGAGCGATTGATTCAATGACCATCTTTTGCACATCAACCCAAGATAGCTTGCCATCTACGGTGCAATTGCCGTATTTGCCCCAATTTCTCCATTGGTCTTCAACAGCTTGGTTGCCAGACTCATCCAGCTTGCCGCCAGACGCTAAGGCTTTGACTTGAAGGGTGAAACCACGATCCCCGACCACATTGTTCTTCAGTAGGGTGAGGTATCGCTTCGCATATTCGTTATTTCTGGCTAAGTCACGAGAGCGAGAGCGTAAACGGGTCAAGGCAGGCTTTAGTTCGCTGTCAGCACTCCGCTCGGAGGATCTGAAGTCATCAAACAGCCTCGATGTGCTTGCTCCAGCGTAAGAACGCTTAAAAGGCACAACTTTCTTGGGTTTGGCTCTAAATCTGTCAAAAATCCCCATCAGAACCTCACCTTGATAGTCTGTGAGCCGGTTTTACCGTGTTTGGCAAGCTCTTTTGCCTCGTGCTGCACGATCTCACCGCGATAAAAGTCTCTAGCATCAATCAATTCTTGGAATGACATCTTGGTCAGGGAGCGACCAGCGATAGAGTAGGAAGAAACGTCTGAATCAGCCTTGCCCGACAGCAAGGACTCGATCTTGCCGACCATGATTTCCGCAAATATGCGCGGATCTGCTTGGTTGTTATCCAGATCGACAATGATATTGAAGTCGCCATCATCAATGACAACTCGGTTGCCGCTGGATGTTTGTGTGATTTCTAACTGCCAGTGATACTTGCCAGCCGTATACGAATCGCTCTCAGAAGATGTAATGGTGAATAAATACCCATCACTTACTTCTGTAGCGTCAACTGTGAATTCTGCGTTTCCGCCTTGATGAATACGAGCAACGTATTGCGCCGAATATAACGCTGTGGGGTAGTCAGAAACGAAGTCTGTACGCTTCCACTGAACGTAATCCCCGACCGTAAAGCTCTCTGGCTCCGTTAATGGAGCATTGGCTGGGTCAAACAGGTTCGCCATAAATTACCGCCATGAGTTAGCAAAACTGCGCCCCGTTCTAGGTACAAATGGACGCTTGTTTGGGGTTACGGGAACTTCTTTCGCCTGCGTATTCTCCAATATATCAGGAGATTCGTCAAGTTTATCCGCTAACCCATTGATATTTATGCCAATAATAGCATAAGCAGCGTAGGCGTAGACCATACAATCTAACGCCTCATTTCTAGCTCGAATCTTCTCAAAGACACGTTTCTTATAACCTTTGTGGTACTTGGTAACGATCTTTTCCGCTGTTAGCTGGCGGAAATACTCATCATTCAGCTTGTCAGAGAAGTGGATGTATCCCGGCCCCATTTCTTGTATTCGCATACGAGCGAACATCAGGTCTTTGACCGTATCTACACCAATCGGGAATAATGGGCATCGACCAACATTGTTCTTGCTGGGACGGCCTGCAACTGGCTTTCCCTCACCCCCAACACCCTTGATTGCAAACACTTTGCGTCCAGCATTCTTCTTGCAGTAAGCGTACACGGAGTTGGTGAAGTGGCCTCCAGAGTCGATACAAGCGGCTCGGATGGCAATTTGCCTTCCACTTTCTGTTTCGTACTGGGCGAACAGGTAGGAGTCGAGAGCAGTCCATAGCTGCGGAGTAGATGGATCTCCATAAAGGGTGATGTGGTCAACAACCCAAGACTCATCATCTCTCCCGAAACCGATAATGGATATTTCAAGCCGGTTATCCTGAACATCGACCCCAGCAACCAAAACTAAAGCGTCATCAGGGATGCTCGGCATTTCCTCCCGGCGCTCAGACAGCATGTAGTCATCGACTGTTTCTCCGATATCGCTCCAAGTCTGTCCTAAATAGGTATTCGTCCACACCCGAAGCTGCTCCGGGTTCTTCTTAACCGCTAAAAACTCCTTTACAGCGTCAGGGAGGGGAGTCCAAGGGGAGTAAAGGCCGGATATTGCGTACCCCGCAACACCTCGAAACGGTTTGTTAGCGATCCATGTGCCATTCCGTACAGACCACACCCTATCAGCGTCCGTCCACAGCACTCCGCAGTGGTCGCAGACGTATTGAGCGGTGTCTGGGTCATTATCCTGCCATTTCACGTTAGACCACTTCAAAACTTGGTCTGATTCACAATGTTTGCAGGGAACATGGTAGTAACGCTGATCAGACTTATCGAAGGCGTCTTGGATTCTGCTGTTATCTGTATTCGTGGGAGTGGATACGAGGATTAACTTGCGATTCCAGAACGTAGCAGAGCGCTTCTTAGCCAACTGTATAGGGTCGCCCTCGCTCCCTGCGGAGGGTGGGTATCTATCTACCTCATCACACAGAACTATCCTGATGGGGCGTGAGGCGAGTCCTGATGGGCTGTTAGCGCCAACCATCGTTAATGCACCGCCGGGGAACACCTTATGGAGTGTTGTGTTGCCAGAATCCCTCGATCTGGGGTCTTTTACCTTCCCGCGAAGAGCCGGTGTACTTTTGATAAGACCCGCTGCCACACGGTCTTTACTGAATGCTTGAGCCATTTCAAGAGTAGGTTGGAGCACCAAAATAGGAGAAGGGTCATTGTCAATGTGATAGCCCACAATGTTGAGAATAACCTCGGTTTTCCCAAGCTGCGCTCCAGCCATAACAACAACTTCTTGAATAGACGGATCAGAACACGCATCCATGATTCCCCGTTGGTATTCAGCACGACTTGTATACCATCTTCCCGGCTCCGCGCTACTTTGTGAGTCTAGCCGTCTTTCTTGGTCGGCCCACTGGCTTACGTTTAGGCGCGGCGGAGGGCGGAAGGTCATCATCGCCTTCTTCAAGTGATCCCGAAGATGTGGTGGTTGGGCTTGTTTCTGGGTCATAATTCGATAGTTCTTCCAATGATTCGTTAATTAGGTCTTCAAGTATAATTTGACAGGTTCCAGCAGAGTCAGAGTTAGCCATTAGCGGCGCAGCCTTAGTAGGAATTGATAATAGCTTCGCTTTAATCGCTCCCACCACATCTGTCCATGCCGTGACAACCTCTTCAGCCGGTACAAGCCTCCCCTCTACTGTAGCAAGCTCGATTTCAGCTATCCTCGCGTCAGCCGCCATCTTCCTTGTTCGCTCTTGATCGTAAGTGCTCCCCAATTTCACGCCACCAGTGCTCGCCATTCAATTCTCCTGTAGTAAATGAAGACCTCACTCTAAGTCATTGATTAGTTTAAGTAAATTCCATTTCTGCGCAAAAGCGGCGGCGCGCGAACACC